CAGGAATCGATTGCGCAACTGAACGCGGAGACGCGGCTGGTAGCGGAGAAGATGAAGCAGAATGGCCCGCCGCGTCCGCCGTTGACCGCGTTTGAACGAGAAGACTAGATGCCCTACCCTGCCGGCGTAACGCCCCCGGTGACACAGCGCCGGAACATGACGCCTGAGGAGATTGCTGCCCTCTGGAATGAGCCCGGGATCACCCCAACGCTACCGCCGTTGAATCCGATGGATCTGGCGATGCTGGGGCTGAGCGGTCCCGCGGAAAGCGCGGGGTTACCCCCAACGCTGTTGCAGATGGTCAGATACAAGAGGCCGGGGGTATCGGCGTTGGCACAAGAAGCAGCGGCAGCATATCACCAGACGCCTCGAGTAGATCCGATTGGTGCGAAGAACACGGTGTTTCATGCAACCTCTCCGGAGTCTGTAGAGAGGATTCTAGGTGCGGGAGAGATTGTTCCTGATCCAGGCCAATTAGCGGATTCGGGGTTGAGGTCCTGGCAGGAGTACACCAAGCTTCGACCACTTGAGCGAGAGGCTCAGATTCCCACCGCGTATTTAGATCAGGCAAAGCAATTGGCGCAGCAACGCGGGATTGCTCCCGGAAAGATCAAGGGCGCTTATGAGCGAACATCCGGGCGGGAATCGGGCTCGGTCAAAGGCGGAGATTTCGGTTGGTTTTTACGAGATTTGTTTGGAGAGGGAACAGATGCCGCCTTAGCGCAGTTCGGGTATCGGCAGACGCCGGAGGACTACGCTCAAGTACGTGGTGTTTCTGTATCTCGTGTTCCGCGAGTGGCGAGCAAAGCCACGAGGGCTGCCTCGTTTGTGATCGATCCGGAGAAGATGGGCCCCTCGCGTCCGTTCACTGAACCGGATTACCAGAAGACTAAGGAATTGCAAAACTCCTGGTTCACAGGAGAGGTCCCGATGAATCAGCAGTTCGAGTTTGAGAACCGCACCTACGATACGGCTATTCCTCGAGATGCGATTCGTGAATTGTGGCTAGACAAGGCTGCGATTGGGGCTGACCCGTTGTATTGGGGATCGGGAGCGGAGCGTCCGCACGACATAGCCGAGAGGATGCGCGAGATTGCCAAGCAGTACGGGATTCCGTTGCGTGAGTTTGAATCCGGGCGTGAGATGCATGCCGGTCGCGCCACGCTATCGGATATGGCCAAAAGGAAGAAAAAGTAGATGCCTGCTTTCGACGTGGCGGGGGCCCGGAGAGCCGGTTACGACGACAAGGAGATTCTGTCGTATGTGGCCGGCGAGGAGAATCCGGACCTGTTACCCGGCACCGATGCGGAGAAGATCCGCCTGTTGCTGGCCCGCAACGGGAAGCACATGCTGGATGTCGAGTACCTCTCCCCGACGCAGCTAGAGCCGATGCAGGAAGTGCAGTTTCAGGACTGGGCAAAGCGCAACAAAGTCCGTTTGGAACCGGGATGGAACGAAGACTACGACATGCGTGGTCTGTGGAAGGCAAACCCGGGCGCTGTCCCTGACCCGAGGGGTCACTGGCCGGACACGTACAAGCTGCCGAACCACCCTACGTTCTCGGATCAGTCGGTGTATGCAACGGAGGATGCGCCCCGGTGGTACGGGAAGCGGCTGATTGACTCGCAGGGCAAGGTGATTGCGGATGAGTCGGATGGCCCATTAGACCTGCCGGAGCTTCCCGCCCCAACGTTGCCGCAGGGCCTGAGTGGTCCATCAGCCGGCGTTCCCGGCAGCGTGCCGCAGACGGGTGAACGGCGCAACCTGACGCCTCAGGAGGCTGATGCGTTGTGGAGTGAGCAGGGGATACAGCCCACGCTACCACCGACTTCGCTACTGGACATGGCCATGCTGGCGACTAGTGGCCCGGAGCAGGATGCCGGGATTCCGTTGTCGATGCTGGCAGCAGTTCGCAACAAGAAACCGAGTGTATCGGCATTGGCGAGAGAGGCTGTGGAGCATACGGCTGTTCCGAAAGCTACCCTACCCCGGTTGACTGACAACTACTTAAAGCCACTTTCGGAGTACACGCCTACGCTGTACCGCGAAACGAATATGCCGGGAGTCATGGACTTTCTCGAGCACAACGTCAATCCGCCTACGGTATTGCACGGTTCGAATCTTCGCGATCTGGCGTTAGGGCAAGGCACGAACAAAGGGGTGACGGTCGAGCTCGACACCAAAGGGTTAAAGGGCCAGGTCAACACGCGTAAGCCGTCATGGGAGATGTCCTACGGCAAGGGCGAAGCCGAGTTCGAGATCAAAAACCCCACCAGCGAAGCATTGCAGGAATCCGTGCGCTCTATCACCGTCAAGCCCGAAGCCTTGAAGGGCCGGGAAGGGAAGACATGGGGCACACGATTTAAAAACACGATGAAGCAGCAGGGCTGGGAGCCGCAGGCGAATCCTGACGGCAGCGTTACGTATATCAAGCCAACACGCGAGTAACCTTACATGTCATTAGTTGTTAGTTCCACCACCGACAGCCAGGAAGCCGTGAACGCAGCGGCCGGCATCGAAGCCCCGGTAGAAGAGCAGGCGCAGAAGCCAACGTCCCCGGTTCCACTCGAGGATCCCGACACCGAGGAAGAGGAACCCGAGGAGCCGGACGAGGAGGATTCCGATAAACCAGCAGCCGAAGCGAAGAAGCCGAAGGGTGGGTTTCAGCGTAAAATCGAGCGTCTGCAGGCGCAGAACGAGCAGCGCGAGCAGCGTATCCGGGAGCTCGAGGCGGAACGCCAACGGTACGCGCCGCCACCGCAGCAACAGCAACCCGCAGGCCCCCCGAGAGCCGAGGATTACCCCAACGATTACGAGGCGTATAACCGGGCGGTGATCCGTTACGAGGCACGCCAGGAGATCGAGCAGGAGTTTGCCGCCCGGGTGCAGATGCAGCGCCAGATGGCGGAGCAGAAAGCGCAGCAGGAAATTGACCAGCGCTGGCACCAGGGGGTGAGCGCGTTGCGGCAGGAAGCCGCGGACTTCGAAGATACGCTCGAGAACGTATCGCACATCATTATGCCGCCGTGGATTGAAGCGGCGATCAAGCGGGATCCGAACGGAGCGAAGTTGGCTTACGAGCTGGCACGCCACCCGGAAGAGTTTCAGAAGATCGCCGAGATCCCGAACCCGCTGGAAGCGATTTCTGCTCTGGGCGAGTTTCGAGGGTCGATCAAAGCTACAGCGGCAGCACCGCGCAAAGTTGCATCTGACGCGCCGGCACCCATTAGGCCAGTGGGTCAAAGCGCCTCAGGGACACGGGTTACCCGTTCGCTCGATGAGTTGTCCTACCAGGACTACAAGCGGGCCCGCGAGCGGGAGATCAAAGCGCGGAAGCAGCGCTAGGCGACCGTCGTGAGATAGACGCCTGGCGAACCAACTAACCGGTTAGGTAACTACCGCTGAGAAGCGGAAGGAGAACAATACTGTATGGCTGGAAACAGTCTCTTGACCATGAGTATGATCACACGCGAAGCTGCGCGTGTTCTTGAAAACAACCTCTGTTTCGCGAAGCAGATACGTCGCACGTAAAATTATGCGTCCCGGTTGAGTAATCAGCCGGTGAAAACGTCGAGAATTCGGTGAACGCCTAAACGCATCGCGCTAAAGCGAAGACGCGCATGGCAACACCGAGCCGAGCCGCAAACAATGCGGAAGGTGTAACGACTATCCCGTAAGGGAGTAGGGTCAAGCGGCCCGAAGCACGACGGATCCCATGTGGATCATGAGATAGTCTGACCTCTGTGCGAAAGCCAGAGCAGTCCGCCGCGCTAAAGCGAGGAAAGGACGGGTTCAGAAGTAGCGATCTGAACTGAACATAAGTGATGCTGACGAATTTGCTCGTTCCGGTGCCAAAATTGGCAGCGTTTTAAACATAAGAAAGCCCCCCAAGTACATTGGGCGCGTTGGTAGGACCTGCGCGATTGAAGACGTAGTCGAGACCAGTGTGCCGTTGTCCCTCACAACGCAATTCGGTGTGGACATGTCGTTCACATCGGCTGAGATGGCGCTAAGCATCGACGACTTCTCGGATCGCATCTTGAAGCCGGCAATCGCGGTAGTAGCGAACAAGATCGATCGCGATCTGCTGTCTCTGTACAACGTGGTACCCAACGTTGTGGGAACCGCGGGAGTCGTGCCCAACGCATTGCTCACGTACTTGATGGCGGGGGTGGCCTTGGATGACAACATGGCGCCTCGCGATAATCAGCGGGCCATCGTCGTAAATCCGATCCAGCAGGCAACCATTGTGGACGCGCTCAAGGGCTTATTCCAATCCGCTTCGCAGATCGAGGATCAGTACGAGCAGGGCACGATGGGCCTGACCGCTGGATTCAAGTGGTGTATGGATCAGAATGTGTGGACCCACACCGCGGGAGCCTATGGCGGCGCTCCGGTGGTTTCGGGGGGCTCGCAGGTAGGCAGCAACCTGTTGGTATCGGGCTTCAGTGCAGCAGCGGCTCCCCGGCTCAAGAAGGGCGACATGTTCACGCTGGCGGGTGTTAATGCCGTTAATGGGCAGAACCGGCAGACGCTCGGCTACCTGCGAACGTTCGTAGTCACCGGCGATGTTTCCTCAGCCGCTGACGGTACGGCAACGGTTCCGATCTATCCGCCGATCGTCGCCACTGGTGCAACGCAAACCGTAACCGCGTCTCCGGCTGGTGGTACCCCGCTCACCATGACGTTCACAGCAGGCCAGGTCACCTCGCAGGCGCTTGCATTCCACAAAGACGCTTTTACATTCGCTTCCGCGGACTTACCCTTGCCCGACGGCGTGGATAAAGCAGCGCGGGTCAGTGATTCGCAGTTGGGGTTGTCGATCCGCATGATTCGCCAATACTCGATTTGTGACGACGCTTGGCCTACTAGGCTAGATATTTTATATGGCTTCGCGCCCGTCTATCCCGAGCTAGCTTGTAGGATAATATCTTGATTCCGCAGGCTATTACTGTTATGATTCCGGGATGGCTTACATCCCTACGACCAAGCAGTGCGAGCACTGCGGAATCACCTATAGAGTAACGCCCAGCCGATATCATAAGAGCAGGTTTTGCTCCTATGCCTGCATGGGTGCAGCGCAGATCAAGCAGACCGTAGCAAAGGTTTGTGAGCGTTGCGGTGCTACTTATGAGCGGTCATCAGACGAGTCGCCCGCACGCTTCCTGAAAAGTAAATACTGCTCTCGATCATGTTCGGGTCAAGCAGCGCAAACCTTACCTCAGGTGCAAGCAGCGCGAAATCATTCGCCTGAATCTACGCCCGAACTAAAGTCTTGTGAGATATGCGGTGCTTTGTACGGGGCGGGAACGCGCAGACCGCATCAGTTTCGCAAGAGCAAGTATTGCTCAATCCAGTGTTCTGCTCAGGCGCAACAGGTCGATATCGATCATGTGCTGAAGCGAGTAGTCGTTGATCCTGAAACGGGATGTCATAACTGGACAGGACACACTACCGTTAAGGGTTACGGAGTAACCAACCTCAACGGGGAACAGATTATGGTTCATCGGGCGGTATGGGAACACTCTAAGGGCCCGATTCCCGAAGGCTTGCAGATCGATCATCTTTGCCGTAATACATCTTGTTGCAACGTGGAACATCTGCGGGTTGTAACTCCCGGAGAGAATACGCTGGGCAGCAACAACATGGCAGCACGCTATGCAAAGCGCGAGAACTGCGATAAATGCGGTGGACCGTTCAGCTTTTTTAGCAGCGGTATCCGATACTGCAAATCCTGCCGCAATGAAAAGTTTAATGCTGCGCAACGATTACGACGTGCAGCCAACAAAGTATCCACATTAAAGGAGAAGATTTAAATGGCTCAAGAGTTCGACGGACAAAATTCTTTGAATCCTGTGGGATTTGCCTACAGCACATCGGCTGGGCCCTTCCAGCTGCAAACTTGGCCAAGAGTGGTTTTTCATGCGACGGAAGAACCCAAGGTAGTTGGCAGCAAAGAGGAATTTGAGGCCATACAACCTGATGGGTGGAGTCTCCAATATATTCATAAAGACTATCCGAAGATAATGTTTGCGCCAAACGGGGACACCGCAGTAGTCAACAACCCCGAGGAAGAGACTGCGCAAACGACGGCGGAAGGCGGCCCGTGGGCGACAGCGCCGCATGGTTCGACCGATCCGCAATCAACTATTTCACGCAGCACCAACTTCACGCTGCAGGACAAGGCGGAAGCGATTCGCGACTCCCGCAGATTGTCACTCGATTACGTGCAACTCAATCAGGCGCTTGACTGCTATGCCGACAACGCCCCGATGCGGGCGATTGATCAGAAGGAACTCCCGCGGCCGCGAATCCACCCGACCGAGACCGAAGAACAGGTCAAGCAGCGGCGGGAGAAAGAAAATGAAGAGCGGCACAACCGCGGCGAAGTCAGAACTCAAGGCGACCATGTGGAACACAACAAGGCCGCAAAGAAGAACGACAAATGACCACACATGCTGAGGAGCATCCGCGGCCAACGCAACTGCCTGCCGATCAGGAGAAGCGGCACGGCAAGCCAGGCGATCGCGAGCACAAATCCACGAGCATCCCGTTCGCTATCCATGAGCTCGATGAAGAGGACTGCCTGATCATCAGGCTCGATCGCAAGGATCCGGCAAGGCGCAAGATCATGTCCGCGATCCAGGCTGCGCTCGAAGGCGCACAGCGCAACGACGAGGCAACCCGGGCCAAGAGCTACGCGCAGGAGAAACTACCGGACGACTGGAGACGCAAGATGCCGTCCGCTACAGGCGACCCGAATGACGACTCCACCCGCGCCTATCGCAAACCAGGCCAGGGAGCGCCCTAGATTCAT